GCACCCATTTTTGCTCTAGCCATTATCTACCTCCTTAACTGAATGCTGGAGCAGCATCACAAAGGATGGTTCCAGTAACATACCAATTAGTACCATTTGACCATACTTTAACCCATGATCCTGGTTCTATGTTATCATTTACAGTTAAGATAGTATTACTGCCATTTGACTGGACAATAGATGCGGTAGCTGTAGCTACTGATAAAACACCACCTACAAAAGCTCCGCCTGCAGAAGAATCAATATCATTCTGCTCTGCATCGCTTGCAACAGCAAGATAGATCTCAATCTCTTTTCCGCTACATTTAGCTGCATCGGGAAGATAGAGAGTTCTTGATGCCGTGGCTGCCGCTGTTGAATAGACGCTAGTCTTAACTCCAGCTAAATCACCTGGTTCAATAGTAACATCTGCATCGCCCCAAGTAATAATAGAGCCAGTTTTGCCATCTGCAGAATATTGAAGATTGTCACCATCTGCATTTTGTCCATATAAAGGAATCGCCATAATAAACCTCCTTAAGTCCAGATAGCATGGGATTCAGGCATTTGCCATTCCATACCACCTTCAGTTAGAATAAGATCTACTCTACGATCGACCCCAGAGTTCTCTAAAGTTTGAACTCCTACGTAGACTGAAGTGTCTCTGTTAATACCATTGCCAACAAGTGGACGCCATGCACAATTTTTCATGTTGACACCCATCATTTTAACATTAGTACCGTCAAGGTGGATATTACGTGCTACATTAATATCTCCATAAGGAGTACTAAATGTAGAAATATCAACACCAAAGACTTTCTTTTTACCTGTAAGTGCCATATCTGACCGGAAGTTAGAAGATATCTCAAGATTATTCTTGAAGTATCCACCAAGCTTGTGTAACCAGTTATATACTGCTGTATTACAGAAGAACAATGTTGCAGTAGATTGATTATATCTAGGATCAACATAGTTAGACATATCATCTAAGAAGTCATCAGCTGTCTTAGTTGCGATAGTTAAACTAAATTGATTACCATACTGTACAATATAATCTACAGCACCTTGAGTATACTTGATATCATTAGTTGTGTCTGTATACTGTGATCCAAACAATAATGATGTTTCAAGGTCCCATTTGTGCTCAACAAGTTTTTCCTTCCAAATACGAGCCCATTCATTAGAGTCATATTTTAAAGAAGTTGCACGAGCAGTATTGGTCATTGCCATACTAGTTTTCCAGATCTGAGTTAAACCAATGTTAGTTGCATATGGTTGGTCTTTCCAGGTCTCTGGATACCCAGATCCTTCTGTGAAAGCACTACCAACAACATAACATCTCATTGGCTCTAACTGGTCATGGATTCTCTTTTGTGAAGCAACTACAGTAGAACCACCATCATCAATACTGGCAGTAGCTGATAAATACTGAGAATTGCCAGAAGATCCAGCCTTAACTACAGTAGTATTTAATTCAACCATATCAGGATTGTTAGAAGATGTAACTGTTGCATCATTAGCAGAACCATTTGCAGTATACTCAGTTACTGTATTTACACGTACGAGAATATAATCAGTTACGGCACCACCAGCACTAGCTGCTGTTGGTATCTTAACAATATGACCTGGCAAAAAGAACTTTGGCATAGTACCGGAAGCACCAATTTGAAAGTCATTTGCAGTATTATTAAATACGTTCTGAATATTACCTTGGTGTTTATAATCACCAATCATACGTGCTTTTATTGTATCGCCTGCTGCCTTAGCACCACCCATATCTGAATCGTCATCAAATGCCGATCCATCATAGACTGAGCCTACATAAGCATAGCGTTTGTGGAATGATGGGCGCTTTTCAGCCCATTTAAACTCTGGGTCATCCACAGGTTTTTTTGCCACTTTACTTAGAAAGCGGAAAAAGGGATCCTGGGCAATTGCCAATTCAGATACACGATCGCCAAAGTTATATTTTCTTCGAAGATCACCAGTAATAAGATTGGTACTTGTTCCAGGTCCTAAAGCATTTGTATGGTCTGCTACAGTAAGATCTTTATTACCAGATCCACCGTACACACCTGTCTGAAAAAAATCAGCCATGAATGCTCCTTTCCTGTTTACCCTCTATCAACTGCTCTTTCGGAGCCTTCAAGTAGGGCATATGAAAGTTCGCTAGCGATCTATTTAAAAGACTGTCTAGCCGAACAAGTTATCTATGTCACCATCAGATCCTACTATCTTATCAAAGACGTCTCCGTCTGGACTTGATTGGACCTGGGCGCTGTTGGTTCCACTGGCACTTGTCGGTATGTTTCTGACATTCTTCATTTGCTTAAGCATATCGTCTTTGGTATTATTAGCAACATTCTGATTAACCTTATCCTTATTTAAAAGGTGATATATATCATCTAAGGTTATTCTGCGCTTACCTGCTTCGCCCATCATGGTTTGGAACTGTTCAGGGGTCATATTATGACGTTTCTGAAAGTCCTTAGCCTCATCGGCTCGCTTACGATTTGCCATGCCTTTCTGCGTTTGCTGACGCTCTGCAGCCATGACTTGTTTAAGTCTAGCTTGTACTTGAGTGTCCACCTGAGCATTTAGGAGTTTAGATGAATCTGATTCTGGATCAGCTAGATCGTCAGCATTAAACTGAAAATCTTCATCAAGTCCTAGCTTCTCTGGTAAGCTTTTCGCAGGCTGGCCGCCTTCACGAAGATAGTCTCTTACATGTTCCACAAGACCAGTATCTTTTTTCATTGCATTAAGAACAGGAACATAAGGCTTTAGGGTCTGAAGCTCTTGATTCATCCTTTGAGCTTCTCGCGTAGAGTCTTTATATCTCTTTTCCCAATCAATGGTACCTTCAGTGCCTTGCTCGCTTGGTGTGTGGGTTACCTGTTGGGGGCCACTAGATGGAGCTTGGGTTACTTCGGCTTCGTTTGTAATATTATCTTGTATAGCGCTATTGACATTATCTTCCAGCGCTTCAAAGAAATCAGTTGAGGAGCCAGATTGCTCTGGGTTGCCTTTTTGTTGATTGTCTTCCATTATCTCTCCTTATTAAGATTGTTATTCACAGTAATTTACGAAGGTTCCTTAGTAGCCTGCAAGTCATTTATTACACTTTTTATTTGCAAGTCCATTTCCTTCGATTTAGTCTTCATATCATTCTGAACCTGCTTCTTTGCAGTTACAGTTTCATCGGACATTCTGTTTCTTAAAAGTTTCTGCTTTGCTTGAGTCTCCAGGTATTCTTTCTCTGTCTTATTTTTAACTTGATTCTTCTGTTTATCAATCTCCATTTCAGCTTGCATGACCTTGCCTTTAATACCTGCTTGAACCAATTGCCGTTCGAGAGTCTCAATAGTTCCCTCCTTGTCTTTCAATGATTCCTCCAATCCAGATACTTGACCTTGTAATTGTGCTAACTGACTCTTTCTTTCGGCTATAAGCTCTTTATCTTTAATATCAGTCTCTGCTAATACTGCCAAGTCATCTATTATACCTAGTTGCATCATATCTTTAAGTTCTGCTAAATATGCCCATCTATTAAGTGGAAGAGTAGATCCAGTAATAATGCGTATATCAAATCTAGCTGTTTCATAATCCATAAACCTACCTATTGCTTCTCCAAAGTCATTATACATAGGCACATTGATCTGAACTTCCTTATCTCCCTGTAATGCATTAGGCTGAACCACTCTAAATACTTTATGTGCTGTATATACAGATTGAGAGAATTGCTTTACAACTTCTCCTAACTGCTTTAAAGCAGGTTCTATTGCATTCTTCATCCATTGCTTTACGCGCCTTGTACCATACTCATCCATTGCAAGCATACCCCTGTATGTTTCATGTTGCGAACCAGTGTCGCCCTGCATAGACGAATAAATGCCAGCTAAGTATTCCATATCATTCTTGCCTTCCTGCACTATCTGAAAAAACGCATTTGACAGAGGAGCTGGCTGAACAGGTGTAGGCGGAACTGATCCAGGACGAACTGGTAGCAACGCACCAGGAGACGAGGAGTATTTCTCCCAGTAATCTGTATCTATTGCACCTTCTTCATGTAACCATCTAAGGCTACTACCTAAAGATGCATTATGAACCATAAGTTGATGCGACTTGTTTATCTCTCTCTGCTTACCTATAAGAGGTGATACTGCAGAGATTGGATAAGGAGTACCTGTCCACTTATAATGAAATGGAACTAATGGATACTCCGTGATATTGTCGGGTAAGAAGATATCATACAGGGTCGCATCACCTGCAACGCAAACCTTCCTTATTCTATTGCCATGGAAACGTATTGCTTCTTGTAAGATGTTTTGAAAAGAAGGATCTTTCTCTAAAATACCATATTCTTTCTCAGTAACTACTTTATTGTCTATCTGTGTAGCCTTTTGAACTAGATCATTCATCATCTGAGTCTTTTGCATCTGGATCTCTTCTTGCATACGCTTTGCAGCTTTCTGCATTTCAAGTTGCATTCTCTCTGGCAACATCTCCCCAGCTTCTACCTGCTGCTGTAGTTGTTGCTGTTGTTCCATCATCTGAACTTGCATCTCAGCAGCAATCTCTTCTATCTGAGCACTAACAGTAGCTTGTATCTCTTTAATCTGATCTTC